TTCTATAACTCCGGTAATGTGGACGTATAGTTGACTGAGTTAAACGTATCGTTACTTCCTTGGCAACAGGAAGTCTTTAACGATACCACAAGATTTAAAGTTATTGCCGCAGGTAGACGAACGGGCAAAAGTAGGTTAGCCGCTTGGATGTTAATCATTAGAGGACTCCAAGCAGACAGGGGTCATGTGTTCTACGTAGCACCAACTCAAGGTCAGGCTAGAGATATTATGTGGTCAGTCTTGATGGAGTTAGGCCATTCCGTTATTGCATCTAGCCACGTAAATAATTTACAAATAAAATTAGTAAACGGTGCTACCATAGCTCTTAAAGGAGCAGACAGACCCGAAACGATGAGAGGGGTTAGTCTTAGGTTTCTTGTCATGGATGAGTATGCCGACATGAAACCGGAAGTATGGGAACAGATATTACGTCCGGCACTTGCGGACCAAAAAGGTGATGCTTTATTTATCGGAACACCGATGGGTAGGAATCACTTTTATGAGTTATATACATATGCTTGTATGTCTGAAGATGAATCATTTAAAGGATATCATTTTACAAGCTATGATAATCCATTGTTGGATGAAGAGGAAATTAATGCGGCAAAGAAATCAATGTCAGCATTTTCCTTTAGACAAGAATTTATGGCTTCTTTTGAAGCTCAGGACTCAGAACTATTTAAGGAAAAATACGTAAAATTTTCCGAAGAGGAACCTGATACCGGTGAATATTATATTGCAGTAGACCTTGCGGGTTTTGCAGACGTTAATAAAATTACAACTAAAACAAGACGTTTGGATCAGACCGCAATATCCGTTGTGAAAGCAAATGAAAACGGATGGTGGGTTGCAAATATTATTCACGGTAGATGGGGTGTGGAAAAAACAGCAAGAAAAATATTTGAAGCTGTAGATGAGTACCGCCCCGTTGCCGTAGGTATAGAAAAAGGAGCATTAAAAAACGCAGTACTGCCATATTTAAGCGACTTAATGAAGAAAAACCAAAGATTTTTTCGTGTAGATGAGCTTACTCATGGTAATAAAAAGAAAACTGACCGTATTGTTTGGGCTTTACAAGGTCGTTTTGAGCATGGAGCTATAGTTTTAAACAAAGGTGATTGGAATACGCAGTTTTTAGATGAGTTATTTCAGTTTCCAAACCCTTTAGTCCATGATGATTTAATTGATTCTTTGGCATATGTTGATCAATTAGCAAATATAGCGTATACTTCTGATTTTGAAGAAGAAGAATATGAATTTTTAGACGCATACACAGGATATTAATATGGCTTACGGTGCAAATGAAGATTTTATGGTCGAAGAAACCTTAGAAGGTTGGGTAACAGACAAGTGTCTAGACTGGAGAAACCATTTTGATACTAATTATTCCAGAAAATTTGATGAATATTACAGACTATGGAGAGGTCAATGGTCTGGAGAGGATAGAACAAGAAGTTCAGAGCGATCTCGTATCGTAAGTCCTGCACTTCAACAGGCAGTAGAGTCTGCGGTAGCTGAATTAGAGGAAGCTACCTTTGGTAGAGGCAAATGGTTTGATATTGAAGACGATGTTGCTGATCCACAAAAGCAAGATATAGCATATTTAAGGGAAACTCTTCTCAAAGATTTCAAAAAGAACAAAATTCGTAAAGGAATTGCAGAATGTCTTATAAATTCAGCAGTTTTTGGCACAGGTATTGCAGAAATTGTTCTTGAGGAAGAAAAAACAATGGCTCCTGCTACTCAACCGGTTATGGGTGGCGATTTAACAGCAGTTGGTGTAAACATACAAGATAAAATATGTGTTAAATTACGACCAGTAATGCCTCAAAACTTTTTAATTGATCCTATTGCTACATCAGTTGAAGAATCAATGGGAGTTGCAGTAGATGAGTTTGTTTCTTTACACTCAGTTGAGTTATCACAAGAAAAAGGAATATATAGAAAAGCCGACATAGCCACTTCCCCACCTGATTTTGATATTGAACCTGACCAAGACGCTGTTTCTTACTCAGACAATAAAGTTAGACTTTTAAAATACTATGGGTTAGTTCCTAAATATTTACTGGAAAAAGCACAAGCGGAAGAAAACGCTGAAGTTGAACAATTAACTGAAGAAGACTCAGAAAATACTAGTGAATATGTTGAAGCTATTGTTGTAATAGCCAATGAAGGTGTTTTATTAAAAGCCGAAAAAAATCCTTACATGATGGGTGACAGACCTATAGTGGCATTTCCTTGGGATATCGTTCCTAGTCGTTTTTGGGGTAGAGGTATATGTGAGAAAGGATATAACTCACAAAAAGCCTTAGACGCTGAAATAAGAGCTAGAATAGACGCTCTTGCTTTAACCATTCACCCAATGTTAGCTATGGATGCTACCCGATTACCTAGAGGAACTAGACCTGAAGTTAGAGCCGGAAAAGTAATATTAACTAACGGTTCACCAAATGAAGTTCTTAAGCCATTTAATTTTGGCAATATAAATCAAATTACATTTGCACAAGCAGACGCTTTACAAAAGATGGTACAAACTGCTACAGGAGCTATTGATTCAGCAGGAATTCCGGGATCGATAAATGGTGATGCTACTGCCGCAGGTATATCTATGTCTCTTGGAGCAATAATTAAGAGACATAAAAGAACTTTGATAAACTTCCAAGAATCTTTTTTGATTCCGTTTGTAACAAAAGCCGCACACAGATATATGCAGTTTTCTCCTGAAGAATATCCTGTAGCTGATTACAAGTTTCATACATCAAGTTCTCTTGGTATTATTGCTAGAGAATATGAAGTATCACAGCTTGTACAGTTGTTACAAACAATGTCACCTGAAACACCAATGTATTCTCAGTTGATTATGTCTATCATAGATAATATGAATCTATCTAATCGTGAACAATTAATGCAAGCCCTTGAGCAAGCCAATCAGCCTGATCCTCAAGCTCAGGAAGCGGCTCTCGCAACACAACAATCTCAGTTGGCTTTCCAAGCGTCACAAACTGCCGCCTTAAATGGACAAGCTTTAGAAGCACAAGCTAGGGCGGCTAAGTTAGCTACGGAAGCTGATATAATTCCTGAAGAGTTAGAAATTGATAAACTAAAAGCTATCACAACTAACATTAAAGAAGGAAATCAAGATGATAAAGAGTTTGAAAAAAGATTAAAACTAGCTGATAAACTTCTTAAGGAAAGAGAAGTTGCAATAAAAGAGAGGATGAATTAATGAAAATTTGGTATTTACTTCCCCTATTGACTTTAGCATTTGGATGTGCTACAGTAGAAAAGAATTATAAGCCAATAACTTTTGAAGGAAAACCTTTGTTTGATCTTAACGAGGTACAATGCCCTAGAGATATGGTTAAATATTGTCAAGGACCAAATAGAAAAAACTTAAATTGTGGGTGTGTTAGTCAACAATCTGTAAGTCAAGCTTTTGATTTTTTAAGATGAGTTGGCTAGAAGACTATAACGGAGAAGGCGCACGTTGGTGGCACATAATAGTATTGTTTCTTTTCTGGGGCGGTCTATTTGTTTACATATATTTTTTTGGTGATTAACAATGAGTAAGAAAAAAGATCCAAGATTAGAGAGGGCCGGAGTTAGTGGATACAATAAACCGAAGCGTACCCCCAATCACCCTACAAAGAGCCATGTTGTCGTGGCAAAGGAAGGTGACAAAGTCAAGACGATTAGATTTGGTCAGCAAGGAGCCAAGACCGCGGGAAAACCAAAAGCGGGTGAATCTGCTCGTATGAAAGCTAAAAGAAAATCTTTTAAAGCAAGACACGCTAAAAATATAGCAAAAGGTAAAATGTCTGCGGCATATTGGGCGAACCGTACAAAGTGGTGAGAAATGAAAAAGTTATGGAAAGTATGGGCGTTAAGCTTAGGTCAACCTATTGGTGATACCAAATCAGAGGTAGAACTGGTTTCCATAATAAGAACAGTTATAGTTCTAATAAATATAACTTGTTGTTTTTTAATTATGTATAATATATTAATGAGGTAATTATGGCTAAAGGTGTAAAACATTATTTTCGAGACGGTACTCCTCATATGGGAGGAACTCATAAAATGCCCGATGGTTCATTACACAGTGGGGCGAGACATACAAAAAACAGTAAGCCTTTATTTCACATGAAGGATTTATCTAAAACAGCTAAAGCAAAAGCAATGAGGAAAAAGTAATGCCAAAGAAAAAAATGACACCCAAGCAAAAAAAGCTTGCGGCTATAGCACCTCCTAGAAATAAAATAACTAGAAGAGATATCATTACAGCGGCTAGAAGAAATAAAAAAAGAGGCAAAAAGTAATGGCTAGTAAAAATGTTCCTGTAAATAAATCTCTATATTCAAGAGTAAAG